CTATGAGGTTGTTGATGGAATGATTATTTATCCACCACTTGACGTAAATTTTGAAGATATATCAATCTCTGTTTCAGTAGATATGATCACAAGATCAATGCTATCTTTGCCAATGTCAATAAAACAGTTACAGTTATCATCTCAGTCATTTAGCGAAGATGGTTTTAATCCTATTGGAACAAAGTTTGGAACTGATATTTATCCATATACAAAGTCTGGACTTTATTATGATTACAAAACTGCAAACCCGTATAGCATTTATAAGAAAAGTACTCCATATCTATATTTAACAAGAGATAGTGGAATTTCTATCAGGGGTGATTTTAAAGATAGTTCCGACAGGGGTATCGCAATTCCTATTAATTCATCTAAGTCATCTTCGTATAATTTAATGGCAGCACAATTCTCATTAAGATATGACTATGAGTTTTTTCCATTCTCTCCAATTAAAATTTTAAGTTTTGATAATGGAACTAGATTTATAGATATCTTTTTAGTTGCAAATACAACAGATGGAAAACGTGCAAAACTTTATGCAGTAAATGCTGCAACAGGGATTGTAGAAAGTGGTATTGCTTTTTATGTTAATGGAATTGTTAGCCGTGAGCCAGTTATTCAGGCTGGACACTGGGATATGCTGGGTATCTATTTCTCAGATCTTCTAAATCTAAAAGGTATTAATGGAAAGATGTCGGTTTCAGGACCAGTAACAATTAACAACGTATCTCTATATGATGCAAGCAGACTTTCAGAAGTTAGAGACTTACAGACTAGGCCTTGGTTTAGGGTTAAAGTTACAAATGACCCAGAGGATCTTTATGAATGGACCTTCTGGGATCTAGACTTTAACTGGGATGAGGTATTAGTTGTTGCAACAACAAGCCTTTATGGGGTAGACCCAGAAACACTATATAAAACATTTATAGGTACAAATAGGTTCATTATTGATGACTCTTTGCCATTAATAGTTGGAAAGTATCAATATTCTGTAAACTCGGACGTTAGATGGCAACAGGGAGTACAGACTTCTACGTAATATGGTATACTAATGGTTATGGATTCATTAATTAACCCCGAAACTGGCGAGCCAATAGTAAAGAATGTAAGACGACAAGTCATTGATAAGATGTATGACTGGGGTCTGTACGTATATAAGAAGTCTGATGGTAAATGGTTTACAGACGGAACTGGCTCTGTACTAAATATTCCAGCAATGAAAAACGACATAGGTCGAATATCTGAACTTAAAAAAGCAGCAATGCACTATGGAGATGATGGTCAAGGCACAGCAGTCTTTGTTCCAGGCCTAACAAGAGTTTCAGAAGAAGAGTATTCAGAACAGGTAGATCGCTTCAAGTCTGGTCTTATTCCGTCAATGAATGACCTTGGTGCAGTTCAAGCAGCAAAAGACACGATTGCTCTTTATGGAGATGAGGAATAATGGACAACGATGATATTCTAGTTGGTGCAAGAATTGATCAAATTCAAGATGAACGAAATGCCTTTGTTTCAAGTGACCCATTTAATAAATCATGGGATGATCTTAAAAATTTGTCGGGGCTATCAAATAATTTTAAACGAAGAGCAGCAAGACTATCTAAAACAGAAGTAACAGATTCATACCTAGAGGCTTCAGGGTCTGGCAAGGTTGGTCTTGATGGGGCAAAGTCAAAAGAGATAAATCCTGGATCAGTATTTAGAAATGCCTACGGTCTTTTTGATGTAATTACTCCTCCCTGGAATGTTTATGAATTGGCAAACTATTATGATACATCTTTTGCAAATCATGCAGCAATTGATGCAAAGGTTGAAAACATTGTAGGGCTTGGATATGATTTTGAGGTTTCTCCAAGAACAATGCTAAAACTTGAAGCATCAACTGATAGTGCTGCAACTGATCGTGCAAGAAAAAGAATTGAACGAGCAAAGATTGAAATGAGAGACTGGCTAGAATCTCTTAATGATGATGACTCATTGACAAGTACCATGGAAAAGGTTTATACAGATGTCCAGGCAATTGGTAATGGGTATCTTGAAATTGGAAGAACTACACGTGGAGAAATTGGCTATGTTGGTCATATTCCAGCAACCACAATTAGAGTAAGAAGATTGAAAGATGGCTATATACAAATCATTGGTAATAAAACTGTTTACTTCAAAAACTTTGGTGCATCAAACCAGAACATGGTAACTGATGATCCAAGACCAAATGAGATTATACATTTCAAGCAGTACTCTCCACTCAATACATTTTATGGCGTACCAGACATTATGTCAGCAATATCATCACTTATTGGTGACCAGTTAGCCTCACAGTACAATATTGATTATTTTTCAAATAAGGCTGTTCCTAGATATGTTGTAACATTAAAGGGTGCAAAATTATCTGCAGATGCAGAAGATAAGATGTTTAGATTCTTGCAGACAGGTCTTAAGGGTCAGTCTCATAGAACTCTTTATATTCCACTTCCTCCAGATTCTGATACAAATAAGGTTGAGTTTAAGATGGAGCCTATTGAGGCTGGAATTCAGGAAGGGTCATTTAAAGAATACCGTAAGCAAAACCGTGATGATATTCTTGTTGCTCACCAAGTTCCACTATCAAAGTTGGGCGGATCTGACTCAGCAGCCATCGCTGCTGCATTAGCACAAGATAGAACATTTAAAGAGCAGGTTGCAAGACCAGCGCAGGCACAACTTGAAAAAATGATCAACAAAGTTATTAAAGAAAAGACAGACATTCTTGAGTTTAAGTTTAATGAGTTAACGCTTACTGATGAGATTACTCAGTCTCAAATTCTTGAAAGATATGTCAAAAATCAAGTTATGACACCAAACGAAGCACGTTCTATTTTGGGTATGCCACAAAGAGAAGGTGGGGATGAGCCACTAGACCTGAAGCCACAGCAAGCAGCAGATGCCACTGCTAATAGGGCTAGAGATGGCGAAAGAGTAAATAACAATTCTGACAGCACTACTACAGTTACTGGCCGAAATCCTAAAGGACAAGGAAGAAAATCAGACGATTTGTTTGATGTGTCTGAATTGTCCGAATAATGAGATATGTATAAAAGGGGTTTATAATATAATGGTGAACAATCTATCTAAAGCCCATTGGAATTCAGATGGGGAAAATCTGCGTCTCTCGATGCCATTCTCAAAAATTGATGAGAATAGAAGAACCGTTTCTGGGTTTGCATCACTTGATAACATTGACAAGCAAGATGACATTGTAACGGCAGAAGCATCAATGGAGGCTTTCGCTAAATTTCGTGGGAATATTAGAGAAATGCATCAACCATTAGCAGTAGGCAAAATGGTTTCATTTAAAGCAGACAAATATTTTGATCCAGAGACAAAAAAGTTTTATAACGGAGTTTATGTATCTGCATACGTTTCAAAGGGTGCACAGGATACTTGGGAAAAGGTACTTGATGGAACACTTCAAGGTTTTTCTATTGGTGGAAGAATGAATAAGTGGGATGACGGATATGATGAAAAGTCAGATAAAGCAATTAGAATTATTAAGCAGTATGATTTGGTAGAGTTGAGTCTTGTTGATTCACCAGCAAATCAGTTTGCAAATATTATGTCTGTAGAAAAGGTCGATGGACTAGATGTTATTAAAGCAGATGAAACAGTATTAGAAAATGTTTTTTATGATAAAGAGTCGGGTATTGTTATGGTTTCTGAGAATGAAAATGAATTAAGCCCAACAACAGGAAGCCAAATGGAAAACATAGGATTCGTTGAAAAAACGGATAACGAAAAAGTAACAATGATAAAATTCTTAGTTGATAGTGCTAAAGGCATTAATACTTCTAAGATTAACAAGGAGGTAGAACCTATGACAAAAAAGACAGAAACAGTTGCAGAAGTTATTGAAACAGAAGCAATAGTAGAGGTAGTAAAGTCAGAGGTCGCTCCAGAGGCAGATGCTAATATCCAAGAAGTTGAAAAGGCTGCACCATGTGCAGACTGCGGAAAAGCAATGGACGCATGCGAGTGCGAACCAAAGGCTGACGCAGCGGAGGAAGAAGCAGAAGACAAGAAGCCAATGGCTCCTAAGTCAGATGACGTAGTCGCAGAAGCAATTGCAGAAGCAGTTACAGAAACTAATGACGGTCTTGAAAAAGCCTTTAGCGATCTAGTAGAAATAGTTAAGTCATTGCAATCAGAAGTAGAACTTTTAAAGTCTACTAAAGTTGACATTGAAGTAGCACAAAGTTCATTTGAAGCAGTTGCAAAAGATCTTGCATCAGCAACAAATGTATTTAATGAATTTGGTAAGCGTGTAGAACTTGTAGAGCAAGATACTGCTTTCCGAAAGTCTGGCGATCTCGGAGAGATTGTACAGGATCAGCCTGAAATGGTTGAAAAATCCCTATGGGGCGGGAGTTTCCTCAAAACAACCGATCTATTTAAGTAAGAAAGTCACTTGGAGGTGAAATATATGTCGGAACAAAATATAGAAAAGAATCAACCAGGTACATCTGGTAACGTGGGCGGAACAGCCCCAGGACTTTATCAGGGCCAAGGCGCATTCGTGTCAGGTGGTATTGGTGGAGTTTCTAACCCAGGCGCAAGCACATTGGGTAACGCACCAGTAGCAACTATTGGTTCATCATCTGGTTCCAATGCCGTAAACCCTTCTGGGACTACTGCAGCATCTGGAATTCTGCGCCCTGAACAGGCACGTCGTTTTATCGATTATGTTTGGGATGCAACTGTACTTGCAAATGATGGCCGTAAGGTCACAATGCGAGCAAATACTATGGAACTTGAAAAGGTAAACGTAGGAGAGCGTGTAATTCGTTCAGCAGCACAAGCAGACGGTACATACACAAACACAGGAGCAACATTCTCAAAGGTTGAATTGACTACAAAGAAGATTCGTCTTGACTGGGAAGTTTCTGCTGAAGCACTTGAAGATGGCGTAGAAGGAGATGCTCTTGAGGATCACCTAGTACGTTTGATGACAAATGCGTTTGCAAATGATATCGAAGACTTGGCTATTAATGGTGATGGATCAACAGGTCCATTCCTTAACATCATGACTGGTTTCGTAAAGAAGACCAAGACTAATGGATTCGCACATGAATCAGTTGTAACCGTAGCAGATAATGCTTGGACACCTGAAGTTATGCAGGGAATCATCAATGCAATGCCACGTAAGTACCGTGCACTTAAGAACAATCTTAAGTTCTACGCAGGTACAGATGCATTCGGAGGAATCGTTAAGAATAACGGTACCCTTGCTGATGCAGTTGCAGAAGCATTCTCTGGTCGTATGCCAGGAAGCACACAAGCAAACCGTCAGAACTATCTAGACGGACTTGGACAGACATTCGGTGGAGCACGTACAACTCGTGTTCTTGGAATTGAAGTTCAGGAAGTCCCTTACTACCCAGCAGGATATATCGATTTGACATTCCCTGCTAACCGTGTATGGGGTATGCAACGTGACATCACTGTAAACCGTGAATACGTAGCAAAGAAGGACACAATTGAATACACAGTATTCGTCCGCTTTGGTATTCAGTGGGAAGAAGAGGATGCAATTGCATTCGCTGACGCTGCTGCAGATGCATAATCTGTAAACAGTACCTTTAATGGGGGGCGGGAGTTCACTCTCCTGCCCCCTTATTAACTTTATAATGATATAATACAATTAACACTACAAGGAGGGCATACTTATGTCAGAAGAACTAAATAACGAAATTGCTGGGACATTTTCAGAAGAAGAACTATCTTCTATTGTTGAAGAAAACCCAGAAGTTTTAGAA